AGGATTCCGCGAAGCGGCACTAGCAAAGTGTCATTGCGTTATGCGCAGAAAGTACCATCATTGAGTGCTGGCGTTGATGACACAACGACAAACTGGTTGTTGGCAGATAGTCCTGACGTTTATCTCTATGGAGCATTGCTGCACACAGCACCGTACCTAGTAGACGATCAAAGAATACAAGTATGGGCGCAGCTTTATGGCGCAGCAGTACAGCGTGTAAACGAAGAATCAGGCAAGTCAAAAGACTCTGCAGCTACTTTAACAATGCGCACAAAAGGCATGAATGCTGGCGGCTACAGCGCTAAGCACTACCAAATTAGAGGTTAATAATGGCAACTACAACAAATTACGGAATAAATAAGCCGGTAATTGGCAGCGACAACGATCAATGGGGTACAAAAATAAATACCGCATTGGATGAGCTGGATGCTTTAGTTGGCGGGACTTCCTCAATTACAAATATAGATATAAACGCTGGTACTATTGATAATACAGTTATTGGCGGTACTACTGCGCACTCAGGAGCTTTCACTACCATATCTGCATCAGGTGATATTACAGGTAATGTAAAAGGTGACATAAAAGCTACAGATGGCACGGTTGTATTAAATAACGGCACAGATGGTACAGATGCTACGTTTGCTGGCGCTGTAACAGGCAATGCAACAACTGCTACTACAACGGCAACGCCACGAGCATTCAGCGTATCAGGGGATGTAGCAACCTCTGCTGGCGTAGACTTTAATGGCTCAGGTGCAGTTGACTTAGCCGTAACAATACAAAATGCACTGTGGGACAAGATATATCCTGATGGAAGTATATACGCTACAACAGATGCTTCATTCGACCCAAACAATTCTTTTTATGGCACATGGTCACCATATGCAGCTGGTAAGGTGCTTGTTGGTCACGATGCTAATGACACTGACTTTAACACAGTAAATAGCGCTACTAACAGCGGAACAAAAACACACCAATTGACTGTTAATGAGCTGCCTTCTCACGCACATAACACTAATTTACGAATTGAAAGCTCTCCTAGCCCACTGATTGATAATTCTTTACAGATAAACGTAGCAAGCGGTGATAAGTTAGACCATAAAGACGAAAACAGCAACAAATCAACGACTACCAGTTTTAAAGGTGGCGATGCAGCACACAACAACTTGCAGCCATATATTGTTGTAAAATACTGGCGCAGAACAGGATAATTAACTAAGAGGCAAAACAATGGGAAATCCATATAAAGGTCGGCCAGCCGTACAAACCGGCCAAGTAGCGGATATGATACCTTGCGCAAACGGCTCAGATACTGCACTGGCAGCTGGAGAAGTAGGTATTGGGATGTATGTAACAACTGCAGGCGATGTTAAGTTTACATCTGCTGCTGGCGTAGATCGCACCGTATCAGCTGCTGCTAACAGCTACATTATTTGTGGCGTTTCAAAGGTAATAGACGCAAGCAGTGAGACTACTGCTACTGGTGTACACATACTGGTAACATAATATGATACGGCTATCAGCTACACTTCCAAGCAACGCTGCAACTGGTAAAGTTGGCGCACCACCGTTTACGTTTGCTGGCTTATTTTCTAGCGGTCAGGAAGGCTACATGTACGACATAAACGACCTTAGCACATTAAAAAGTGACAGGGCCGGAACAACAGCTGCGGCTGCTGGTGGGCCAGTGGGTAGAATACTTGATGCATCTGGCAATAACAATACAATGCGTGCAGCCTCTGACGCAAAAAGAGCAACTCTGTACAGGCGACCAAAGTCTACTGCATTGAGAAATAGAGTATCTAACGCGCTGGGTAGTGAGGATTTTACAGGGATTTCAGTTAATGGTCTGACATATTCTACTTTGAATGTATCCTCTCCGCTTAGCAATGAAAGCGCAACTGTACATACTTTTACAAATGCTTCTGATGGTAACAGTTTATATGCAGCTATTAACAGAGGTTCAATTGGCTCGACAACAAATACAACATATTCTTTTTACGCCAAAATTAATTCAACTGGCGCAAACCCAGCAAAAGCTGTTTACTTCTTTACACAATCGGGTAGCGTAAGCACTCTTTTCAATTTAGACACTGGCACTGTGTCAAGTGAGTCTAATGTTGTTTCTTCTTCAATAACTGCTGTGTCAGGGTATTCTGGATGGTTTAGATGCGTTTTTACAGTACCAGAGAACGCACAAAACTATTTTACGTTGTTAACTGATGGCACAACAACTTTCACTAACAACGTTTCTGCTGGCAATGTGTTGCTGTTGCAAGGCGTGCAAATTGAAAACGGTAACACTGCAACTGCTTATCAACAAAAATTTTCATCTAGCAATGATAGCAATTACACTGAGCATGGGATAGATACCATACACTATCTACGTATGCACACTGATGCTTTCAGTACAATTGCAGCTGTGCCGCATGGCGATGGAATAAATATATTTGGAAGGGTGCTTCTTGATGACTCTGATGGCACGGTGTTGACGCTAGGGGATGCTCATATGCTTCATTACCGCATAACGTACGATGCAAGCTCAAATAATACACGGGCATCGATCGCTGCTGATACTGCGTCTGGCAATTTAGGTACTAGTTTAGGCACTTTTGCGCATTTATACGATAAAGCCGCACTCACAAACAAACTACGCTTGAATGGCACAGAAGTTGATAGCAATAATACATCGTATACAATTACTATTCCCGACAACCAAACCGTGCATCTTGGCGGTGACCACAACTCAGGCGACAATAAAGCTATGGATTGTCATTTCATTATGGCAGTTGTCGGCACGCTAGATAGCGCTACAATTAACAGTATAGAAACTAAATTAATACAGAAATCAGGTACACTATAATGGCAGCACAAACTACGTTAATTTTTACAGCTGCTAACAAAGCAGCAGCAATAGAAGCTATTGATACAGCTAAAGGCTGGTCTGCACCGTTCACATGGGCAAGCAATATTGATATTGAGCTTACTGATGGTACAGACACATTTTGGGCCTTGTCAGGTTGGATTGATGATAGTGATTTAAATATATTGTTTAGCAATGATTTTGTAAAACACGCACACTTTCCAGCTGATCTTGATGCTGCATTAACAGCGTATTCAATGGATTTAGTTAACTAATAGGTTCACCCATGAACGTAACTGAAGAGACAATACCCCTTTCAACTATTGTTATTGTGCTAATTCAAATTGTAGCTATGGTAGCATTTGCTACAAACTTGCAAGCTGACATAGATAAAACAGAGGTAGAGGTTGTCAGGCATGATGCGCGCCTTAATGCCATTGAGACAACAATGAACAGTCAAGAAGTTACGTTAGCTAGAATGGATGAAAACCTTAAACATATACGCGAATCATTAGACAAAATTACGAAGAAATGAAACGAATTATATTGCTTTTGCTGCTTACAGCTAACGCGCATAGTAATCAGCAAGACGGCAGTTTAAACACATATAACGGTGAGAATAGCACTGTATCATCTAACAATAATACGACTGATACATCTACAAGTAATACATACAATGGCGCTGGCAGTAGCTCTGAAATACCAGTAGGCAGCGCAATAACACCAAGTTATATGTCAAACGGCATGGATACGTGCTTGAAAGGCACTGGCGGCTCGTTGCAGACTGTAGGAGTAGGTTTATCTAGCGGTAGCTACGAAGTAGACCCTAACTGTGACCGAAGGCGTGACGCAAAATTATTAAGTGACCTCGGCATGAAGGTAGCAGCTGTAGCAAGGATGTGCGAAGGCTCTACAGAAGTATGGAGAGCAATGTTTATTAGTGGCACACCATGCCCAATGCTGTCAAATGGTAAGTTAATTGTAGGGAAAAGAGCTTTTCTAGTTATGAAAAGTGACCCAGAAACATATATACCTGACTATAATAAAAAAACAAAATCGTGGTATGACACTGTATTGAATATTGGAGAATCAATTGAAAATGTTGAAGAAGATAATTTTACCACTATTAGTGCTAAGTACCGCAGCTCAATCAAGTGAGCTAGATGACCTTATAAACACATCTTCTGCTATTGTAGACCAGATTGATAAGGGCATAAAATTAGTTGGCGCTGCACAAGGCTATTCTTATTATGGTAGCGGCTTGTCAGATGGCACGCTGTCAGGTAACGCGCATATTACTACTGAACAGCTGCAAGCTTACAATATGGCCCTATCTGGTATGAGTACATACCTGCCATATGGATCAGTGCGTGACACTCTAATTGAGCGCTCTATGGAAGAGTTAAATCTCATGGATGACGCTATTGATACGTTTACTGAGGTAGTAGTTGACATGGTACAAGTAGTAGAGGTGGCTGAAATGGCTGAGACTGCTGCAACACCAGATGAAGAGGCAGAGGTCAAAGAGTTTGTAGCTGCCAACCAAGAAGTGCTTACAATTACGCAAGACGAGGTAGACACTTACAACCAGTCAGTAGATGATATAGAGACACACGCTAATAGCGCTAGTGCATTCATAGCAGTTGCAGAAAACCAGTCTGCGGTAGATTTCCTACAACAAGGCGCAGAAAACAATAACACCACAGCCGAACAAGCCACCATATCGTATTCATCTAATAACCAGTGGGTACAAATGTCGTGGGCTAACAGCAATAATGCTACTGCTGTATATTTGAATGGAGTTGATTCGTTTGGTTTAGACTTGTACATGTCAGAAACAGATATCTTAGCAGCAGGCAGTGAATCAGAATACTACTTAACAGGCCCAACTGGTCAAGATTTTAACTGCTTTATGTATGGAGAAGATTGTCTTGAGTATTGAGGACAGTGAGTTAAAGATAGGCGGCCAAACCTTCAAAGGAGCGTGGATAGCTGTTGTTTTGGCAATAGGCTCTACGATTGGCGGTGGAGTCTGGACTGCATCCAGCTTGTATTCTAGGTTAGAGGCGGTAGAGGCAATACAAGTGCCAGATATTGTTCCTTTACAAGAAGAGTTACAGTTAATAAAGCAAGAGCTAGTAGCAAACGATGTTTCAAAACTACAGGGAAAATTAGCTGAGCTAGGCACAAATTTAATTGTCA